CTGGACCCCCGCACCGCGCCTCACCAACCAAGCCCAGCCAGACCACCACCATCCAGCCAGGAGACCAGCATGTCCTTCAAAGCCATCGACGAGTACCTCGACGACACACTCCGCCTGCCGATTCGCGGCAAGGAGTACGTCATCCAGCCAGTCGACGCCGCCACTGGCCTCTGGGTGGAGCGCATCTCCGCCCTTGCCGTCGACGCCCAGCAGGAGAAGGCCGGCGGAGCGAAGATGGCGCCGCTGACCCCCGAGGAAGTCGCCGCCCTCAAGCCGCCTGCAGGCGACCGCACCACGCTGACAGAGACACTCCTCGGCGACACGCTCGCCGAGCTCGTCGAGGACGGCGTCGGCCACGAGGCCCTCAAGCTGATCACCGCGACCACGATGATCTGGATCACCGCCGGCAAGGACGAGGCCGAGACGTACTGGAACGCGGGCGGCCGCCCAAAAGCGCGGAAGGCTCCGCGGGACCGCCAGAAGGCGAAGAAGTAGGACCCACGGGCCTCGCCCGCTGGTACGACGAACCGAAGGCAGACGGCCCCAAGTGGTCGGACGTCTTCTCCCACTGGAGCCTCATCGCGGACGACCTGCACGAGGTCTACGGCATTGACGTCGGCGACCGCCAGCTGATGCGCTCCCGCACCTGGCAGTGGCTCCTCGGCCGCATCACAGGCCTGCTCACACGCCCGAACGTCATCGCGCCTGACGGGACCTCCATCCCGTCGACACGGCTCGGCTGGCAGCTGTTCCCACCGACGCCCCAGAACGACACGACGACGACCTGACAAGGGGGGTGCTGAATGCTCGACCTCGGCACCCTGACTGGTTACCTCGAGCTCGACGACAGCGAGTTCGACGGCGCCCTCGCCCGCGCAGCGGACCACCTCAAGGGCTTCGCGACCAAGGGTGCGGCCATCGCCGGAGCTGCAGGTCTCGCGATCGCCGGCGCGATCGGCACCTCGATCGCCGCCGGCATGAACCTCGAGGTCGGCCGCGACAAGCTCGCCGCCGAGCTCGGCCTCAGCGAGCCCGACTCCGCGCGGATCGGCAAGATCGCTGGCCAGGTGTTCGCCCAGAACTACGGCGACTCCATGGGCGAGGTGAACGACGCCGTCGCCGCGGTGATGACGTCGATCGACGGGATGGCCACCGCCAGCGCGAAGGAGCTGCAGGCCACCACGATTGAGGCGTTGAACTTCGCCAAGGTCTTCGAGGTCGACATCGCCCGGGCCGCGCAGGTGGCCGGCGAGGTCATCAAGTACGGGCTCGCGAAGGACAGCACAGAGGCGTTCGACCTTCTCGTCGCCTCGTCCCAGCGGGTGCCCAAGGCCCTCCGCGAGGACCTCCTGGACGCGATCGACGAGTACGGGCCGAACTTCAAGCAGCTCGGCCTGTCCGGCAAGGAGGCGTTCGCGCTCCTGGTCGACGGGTCGAAGCAGGGCATGTACGGCATCGACAAGACCGGTGACGCCCTCAAGGAGTTCACGATCCGGTCGACCGACATGTCGGCCTCCAGCAAGTCGGCCTACAAGACCTTGGGCCTGTCAGCCAAGGAGATGGCTGACGACGTCCTGGCCGGCGGCGACCGGGCCTCCGGGGCGACTCAGAAGATCGTCGACGCCCTGCTCGGCATCAAGGACCCGGCGAAGCAGGCCAACACCGCGATCGCGCTGTTCGGCACACCGCTCGAGGACCTGGGAACCAAGAACATCCCGTCCTTCCTCAAGGCGCTCGACGGCGGCTCGAAGTCCATGGACGGCTTCGGCGGTGCAGCGAAGCGGATGGATGCCACCCTCAACGCAAACGCGATCTCCAGCCTCGGCGCGCTCAAGCGCCAGGCACAGGTCGCGTTCTTCACCCTCGGAAACTGGGCGCTGCCCAAGGTCAACCAGCTTTCAGCTGCCCTGTCCGCCGGCTTCGGCCCGGCCCTCGTCATGGTTGGGGTGGTCCTGCGCCGCGTCGCCGCAGCAGCCCAGGTCGCGTTCGGCTTCATCGCCTCCCACGACACGACGTTCAAGGTCATCGCCGGCGTCATCACCACCCTGCTGATTCCCGCGATGATTCACATGGGCGTGCAGGCGACGATCTCGGCGGCCAAGACCGTCGCGGGCTGGGTCGCCTCAGCGGCCGGAGCCGCCTCCACGGCGGCCCTGTCCGTCGCCTCCCACACCCTCATCACGCTGGGCTGGATCCGCTCCGGTGCCGCCGCGACAGCCTCAGCCGCACGTACGGCCGCAGCCTGGGTCCTGTCCAAGCTGGGTGTCGCCGGCACCATCGCCCTGTATGCGGTCGCCTTCGCGTTCATGGCCGCCGGCTGGATCGCCTCCGCTGCAGCTGCGATGGCCGGCGCCGTGATGATGGCCGCAGCGTGGTTCGTCGCCCTCGGCCCGATCGGGTGGGCGATCGCCGCCGTGGCGCTGATCGTCGCCGTCGTCATCCGCTACTGGGACCAGATCTCGGCCTTCACCTCGGCCGCCTGGTCCAAGATCACGGGTGCAGTCTCAGCTGCGGTCGGATTCGTCGTCGGCTTCGTCAAGGCGCACTGGCCGCTGCTACTCGCGATCATCACCGGCCCGATCGGTCTGGCCGTGCTGTTCATCGTCCGCAACATGGACCGGATCAAGTCAGTGATGTCGGCAGCGTGGAACGCCGTCAAGGGCGCTGCCCGGGCTGCGTGGAACGGGATCACCGGCATCATCTCGAACGGCGCCGAGGCCATCGTCAACGGGGTGCGCAGCATCCCAGGCCGGCTGCGGTCGCTGGCTGGCTTGTTCGGCAACGCCGGCAGGGCCCTGATCAACGCCTTTGTGAACGGGCTCAAGAACGCCGGCGGCGTCATCTCTGGCATTGCGGGCAACGTGTGGACGGCAGTGAAGTCGCTGCTGAATGGGGCAATCAACAAGATCAACGCTGCGCTCGACTTCAAGATCTCGATCCCTGGTCCCGACGTCCACGTCAACGCACCCAACATCCCGCACCTGGCCAAGGGCGGCATCGTCAACGAGCCGACGCTGATCCTCGCCGGTGAGGCCGGACCGGAGCTCATCCAGCCGCTGTCCGGCCCGAAGGCCAAGGAGGCACAGCGCAACGTGTTCGGCAGCCCGGCCACCACAGATGGCGAGAAGGCAGGCCCCACGATCCACATGCCGATCTACCCGCAGCCGGGTCAGTCCGAGGAGTCCATCGCTGATGCCGCGTTCAACCGTCTCCAGTTTGCGATGAGCTGATGGCTTCCACCACGGACCGCCCCACCGGCGTCGTCGTCGACGGCCTGGACCTCAACAACATCGAGGCCACCGGGCTCGTGTGGGAGTTCAAGAGCATCGACGGCTGGATCAACGGTGCGGGCGTCAACGTCGACCAGACACAGCGCATCGTCGACCACGGGCAGTTCTACCAGCGCGGCCACCGCACCGGTAAGACGCTCACGATTGTCGGCTACATCAAGGGTGCCCGATCGCTGATCGCAGAGGGCATCGACCGGCTGAACGCTGTGCTGGCTGACGGCGATCAGGGACTGTTCCAGTTCACTGACGTGTCACTCGGTCTGCGGTGGACGTACGTCCAACTGTTCGGGCAGCCGCTCATCCCGTGGGATGGCTCGCCCACCGTGAAGTACCAGCTGCAGCTCCTCGCCAGCGACCCCTACAAGTACGGGGCGTCGTCGATCGCGTCGGTGCCGTTCGGCTCAGCACCCGCGGGCGCAGGCCTGGTGCACCCGCTGCACAGCGGCCCCTCCCTCGACTACGGCGCGCAGGGCAGCACCGGAACGCTGACCGTCAACAACGCCGGCAGTGCTGACGCCTCGGTCAAGTTCACCGTCACAGGCCCCACCCCGGCCTCAGGGTTCGTCATCGCTGATCTGTCGACAGGCAAGAGCCTGCGCTACCTCGGTGCCGTGGTGCCCGCAGGCTCGTCAGTCGTCCTCGACAGTGCCGACGGGTCCGTGCTGATCGACGGCTACGCAGACAGGCTCGGCGAGACCGTCGTCGAGGCCTGGCCCATCGTCCCGGCGAAGTCGTCCCGCGACTTCGCATTCATCCCGCTCGGCGCACCGACAGCGTCAGTGATGACTGCCGAGTGCATCGCAACCTACTGGTGAGGATCAGACCATGACAGCACGCACCGGCCTCGCAGTCTCCCGCGACGCCGCCCTCAACGGCACACTGCCGCAGGGCCACAGGCTCGCACTGGGTGGTCTCCTGTCCAAGTCCACCACGGGCATCAACGTCCAAAAGGGCGTCCTGTGGGACGGTGCCGGTGCTGTCGTCAGCGGTCAGGCCACGATGAACTACGCCGTTCGGGCGTTCGTCGGCGTCGCCATGCCGTCAGCTGTGCAGGGCCCGGTCATCGCTGCCAACGACGCGCAGGTGCTGGTGGCCACCACAGCCGCACCAGGCGCCAACTCACGCATCGACATCATCTGGTTCAGGCAGCACTTGGTCGCCGCTGACGGCGGCGCAGACGCAGACGTGGTCCTCGAGCTGGGTTGCACACAGGGCGCTGTCGCTGGCGTGCCTGTGGCGCCCGCGATCCCGGCCGGCGCTGTCGAGCTCGCCCGTGCCACGGTCACCGCGCTGGCCGCGAACACCAACGCGCTCGTCATCACCAACACGCACCCGTGGGTCGCTGCAGCCGGCGCCCCGATCCCTGTCCGTAGCGACGCGGAGCGCGCGCTGCTCACCACGTTCGAGGGTCTGCTCGTCAACCACCTGGCCACCGGTGAGATCCAGCGGTGGAACGCCGTCTCCGGCCAGTGGGACCCGTCCTGGCGCACGTTCGTCCCTGTTGTCACAGGCACCACCGCGCCGACCACAGACTGCCGCTACACACGCCAGGGCAAGCTGATCACGGTCGAGTACAACATCACCCTCGTGAACGCCGTCACCGCCAACATCACGATCTCGCTGCCGTCGAACGCTGCATCAGTGCTCAGGACCAACATCGGCGGCATCGCCCTCTATGACAACTCGAGCGGCAACGAGCGTCACGCGTACGCGCGTCTGGGCACAGTGAACACGTTCCACTGCGCGTACGAGCCGGCCGGCGGCATCGTGGCTTACGCCGGCGTTGGCGCGCCGTGGGTCTGGGCTGCGCCCGATCAGATCATGGGCATGATCCAGTACCGCGAGGCCTGAGCGCGTGCTCACTCCGGGGTACCGCTGGATCGTCGGCGACCTGCGCACCGGCAAGATCTGGCGCACCGTCGACCTGATCGGCGGCAAGTGGAACACCCCGTTCACCGACGTCGGTGCGATGGAAGGATCCTTCCCGGTCAAGGCGCCCGACTGGCCAACAGCACGCTCTGACACGCCCGTCGCCAAGGCGTTCATGGCGGTGGCGTACGTCGACAAACTGGGCAACGAGACGTTCCTCGAGGGTGGCCCGATCTGGAAGTCGAAGTTCGACGACGAGACCAGCATCCTGCAGCTGGCGGGTGCCGGGCTTTGGTCATACTTCGACCACCGCAAACTCGTCCAGGTCCTCGCCGCCGGTCAGAGCGCAGCCTCCACATCGCTGACGTACAACGCCGCGCAGCTGGGCCTGATCGCCAAGCGGCTCGTCGAGCTGGCGCAGTCGCACACCGGTGGCAGTCTGCCGATTGTGCTGCCGGACGATGCTGATCTCGGTGGCGCAGGGACGGACCACACCCGCACGTATCCCGGCTACGAGCTGGCTTGGATCGGTGAGCGACTGAAGCAACTGACCGACGTCAAGGGCGGTCCGGAGATCCAGTTCGTGCCACGACGCAACGCCGCTGACAACAGGTTCATCGAGTGGGTGATGCGAGTCGGCGTGGCACCCTCGATGCTCCTGACCCAGGCTGGCACGCCGTGGGTCTTCGACCGCACGACACGCAAGTCACCGGTGCGCAAGATCAACGTCGACTCCGACGGCACAGCCATCGCGTCACGCCAGTGGGCTGCAGGGCAGGGCGAGGCTGAGGGCCGGCCGATCGTGATGATGGACTCCGACCTGCTGCCTGGTCTGGGGTTCCCACTGCTCGAGGACGAGACCGCAGCCACCGACAACGTCACCACCACAGACGTGCTGACGGCGTACGCCACAGAGGCGCTGGCGTATTCGCAGCGGCCCGTCGAGGCGTGGGTGCTGACCGTGTCGCGTGACGATCGGCCGAACGTCGGGCAGTACCGCGCCGGCGACTGGGCCACGGTCCGGATCAAGAACCACGACTACCTCTACGACGGGGACTACGACATGCGCATCCTGAACGTTGCCGGCGACGCTGACGACGCGATCACGCTGACCATGTCAGAGCGGCTCGGTGAGTTCTGATGGCTGACGGCTACAAGTTCAAGCCGCAGGGCGAGGCCGGCATGCGCAAGATCGTCAAGGATCTGCGTCAGGGCGTCGACAACCTGCGGGGCGCACACAAGCTGTTCTCTGCGGTCATCGGCGCCGGCGGCATCACCATCAGAGATGGTGGTGGGCTGACGGTCACCGACCTGGTGTCGCGGCTGCTGACGCTGGCGCCGGGGTCGTTCAGCGTCTACACGCTCGACGGCACAGCCATTGGCATCACGCCGCCGTTTACCAGCATCGACCCTGGCACGCTGCTCGTCGGCGGGCTGGACGGTTTCGGCCGGGTGAAGTGGGACGACAGCAACGACCGCATGCAGCTGCTCTCGACGACTGGCCGCATCAGCATCGAGCACTTCACCACAGCCGCGGCCGCGAACGCGGTGCTTGACGCCGTGACGGGCGTCGTGTCCAGGTCGACGTCGTCGGCCCGGTACAAGCAGGACATCAAGCCAGCAGTGATCGACCCGGCCGACGTGCTCAAGGTCCAGGGCCGCACCTGGCGGCAGCGCACCAACGTCGAGGGCATGGACCCCGACGGAGACACAAAACGGCGATTCGTCGGGTTCGTGGCTGAGGAGCTCTACGAGATCCCGTCTA